TTGGCTTTGGGTTTGTTGGAGCGAAAGATCAGGTGATAAAGACCGGCTTCGTTGATGAAATAAGCCTCTCTTTCGCCTTTTATGGTATGGAGTTTCCATACCATAAACCAGTTTTCCGGCATGTTTTCGAGGTTAGATTGAGCACCAATCCAGACTATATCAAGTACCGCGCAAACGTCTTTGGCACAGAACCAAACTTCACTGTGCTCATCGGTAGCGGTACGGATATCCAGTTCAGTGAACTGGAACGGGTTGGCCAGGGTTTTAAGTTGATGGCTCATGTTACACCTCCCGAGTCAAAGCAGGCGGCAACAGCAGGGCGCGGCTCACGCGGATAACGCGTTGATAACGGATTTGGAATAAACGGACAGGGATTTTGTGGTGTTGTGGTGCGTTGGCGATTAGCCAGGATAGAAACTTGTTCATGGGTGACTCCTTTACTGTGGTTTAAACCACCGTCAGGAGCTGCAAAACTCATGGCGGTGGATGATGTATCGGGTTTGCAGACCGGGGCAAAGGACCCGGCGAGCCTCGCGGCTCCCCAATACACCACCCACCATAACAAGATGAGGGCATAAAAAAAGCCATGAACCTTACGGCGCATAGCTACAGCGCCTTTGCTTAACCGGTCTGCAAAAACCGTCTCTCGTTTTTTGCGAGAGCGTGATTAGGTTAGTGGCTTATGTGGGGGTTGTCAAGGGTTTGAGTTGTACAAATAATAATCATTCGTTAAGGTTTACATAATAAAAGCTTCAAAAAACTAAAGCATCCACCTCAATCGCTATGCTCATGGCAATAGGCTTAAGTGAGCGGTTGATTAGACGACCTACCGCCTTTCTGCTGATAAACACCGTGGCTCTGTCGCCCTTGGGCGTAGCCATGTTTAATAAGGTTCTGTACTCTGCGGGTGTTTTGTTCAGCGCAGCTCCTGACCATGAGATGCCCAGTTCTGAGTGAACATCCTTGGCGCAGTACCAGAGTTGTTGATCGGGGCCGGTCGCTGTGCGTACGTTGAGCGATTCGAAGGGGATTGAATTGGGTTTTATGGTGGTCATTTTGTCGTGTTTGGTTGGGTTTTGGCGGTTAAATCACCACCAAAACTATCTAAAACGGGTGTTTTTTTGTAAATTACATGCAATAAAGCGATAAAAACATGGGTTTTACCGAACCTAGGTTCGGTAAAACCCTAAAAAAACCTATTTTTTGCAGCTGACGAGCAAGAATTTCTGGTTGTTACAGGTGGTCATCTACCAAGTCGGTTTGATATTCCAATCCGTGTGTTGAAGACATGTTTTTTATTATGTTTGTGATTAATTGGCGATCTTGCTTATCTTCGGTTTTGTTTTTCACCCGAATTACTGAGACCATGCGAACGTAGGCTTTGTCCTTAGATTCCTGTGTAAAAATATGATTCTTGTTAACGGCTAGCCCTGTAGTTTCATAATCGTATAATGCTTCTGCCCATTCTTCTTGCAGAGACAATAGGTATTCGGCAGAGCTTTGATTGCCTTGTCCACGTATTTGGCCGACACTGATGCGCGCTAAATAGATATAAACACGACGTAAATTGATAAATACGGTATCTTTTGGTACATCATCCGCGCAAAAAGTAGCGATTTTTTGGCCTTCTTCCGAATCGGGATTCGCCGAAAGACCATTTTTGGGCGCGTATTTGCACGGAGCTTGCTCGATTCCACCGTCTATCAACAGCAAAGTGCCATAAAACAGTACCGCGTCGTCATCCAGCAATCCGCGTTTTTGGCCCCGCCAATCCAAACCGATCTGATCGACTAAGGGCCGCATCGAAATGTATTGGGTATCGTGCAGGGTATAAGTTAGATGGGGGCGGTTTGCAAAGTGCATTACGCCGGTGACTTTCATTTCTGGTAGGTTTGTAGTCATGATCTTTACTCGTGTTTGAATAAAAGACCACCGCTTGGGCGGTGGGTGAGTTTAGGTTCGCCGTACTGCACTGATGAGCAGCGCCCCCGAAGGAGCCCCAAACTCTCCACCATAATGAAGAGGTTTTAAGAGTAGCAGTTATTTGACGGCGATCAAAACACCTAAAAAAAGGTGTAAATATACGATAACGACAATTTTTAGGTGTGTCAATAATTTAAGTTCTTGAGGAGGAACAATGGAAGGCCAAAACAACACCAACATCGACAGCAAACGCCTAGCCGAGCGCCAAACCGACGAACTGATTGGTATTTTGTTTGACGCCGTTATTGTTTGATGCGCCTGAAGAGGCGTTGGTTGAGTTGTTGCGGTTGGCGAATATTTAAGTCAATGTCGGGCATAAACCGCATGCCCGACTACCCTTATCGCTAATTACCCCAAGACTGGAAGTACTCGGCCATATCATCACAAGCCACATCTACCGCAGAGTCCAACGACTCCGTCACCACCGATAGTAGCGACCGAATACGGATCATGTCCGCCTGCGTAGGTACCGAGTCTCCCGCAGGGATCGCATTGGTGGTAAATTTTAGCGCATTGATGTGCTCGCGCACTTTCAGCATTTTGTCATTGATGGTTTCTGTTGCTAAATTCTTGTCCATTTGATTCTCCTAAAAAAATATACGATAACTAATATATTACATTGATGTAGGCATCCACTTACAAATTATGGCGATTATAAAGCTTCGGCGTATTTTTATTCATCAATCCCATCAAGCCGTTAATCTAGCCACCGCCCCATCAAACTCCAAGCTCCCCATCTCGCAGCCCACAAACTCGCGCCCCAACTCCCGGCAGGCAATCGCCGTCGAGCCGCTGCCGACAAAGGTATCCAGCACCACATCGCCCGGCTTTGAACTGGCCTCGATAATATGCCTCATCAAATCCAGCGGTTTTTCGCACGGGTGTTTGCCCGGATACCATTGCACCGGTTTAAAGTCCCAGACGTTGGTGTAGTGGACGTGTTTGGTCACCGCAAAGTGGCGGCGCTGTTGCTTGATGGCTTTGTATTCCGCTTTCAGCTGGTCGTAGGGTTTTAACACCTCGCCGAACAATTTATCCATAACCTGATAATTAGCCAGGCTTGGAAACGTCCATTGCGACCGGTCAAACCAGTGTCCGGACATTTGGCAGCCGCAGGCCTGGTCGATTTGCTTTCTTGAAATCCCTGCAGCGGTTCTGGCATTGTCCAAATAACTGCGGATCGGCTCAAAGGCGAACGGCGTTTTCTTGCGGCTTTCGGCAAACAGGATGTGTTCGGTTTGTGGGAAGTAGCGGCGCAGGGATTCTTTGTTGCAGCCGTTATGCCGACCGCTGGGTTTGCGCCAGATCAGATGGTTAAGCAGGTTAAAGCGCTGGCTTACGGCAACGTCCACTTGCGTAGCCAGATGCGGACCGGCGAACAGGTACAAGGAGCCTGCCGGTTTTAAGACGCGATGGTATTCAAGCAGAATGCTATCCAGCCAGGCGAAAAAGTCGGCTTTGCTTTGCCATTGGTTGTCCCACGCTTCGCCTTTGACTTTGTAATAGGGCGGATCGGTGGCAATCAGGTCGATGCTGTTGTCGGGCAGTTGTGCCAGTAGGGTTAAGCAGTCGGTGTTATGTAGGGTAATGCCGTTGTTTTGGTAGGTTCTCACGAGTTTCACTCTTGCAATGACACTCGCGGTGTTCTGGTTTGGGGCTCTCGGCCCTCAAGAAATTAAGCGTATTGCAGCGTTGACATTTAATCTGCAATGTTTGGTAAATGCCCATGCCCAGTTTTTTGCTGCAGGCACCGCAGCGGATTTCGTCCATGATGGCAAACTCTTTCCGGAAAGGAGACTATGCCTAGCAGCAAGTCAGACACAATTGCACTATTCTTAGCGCATACAGCTCTTTTTGCGCCTGTTCGGCTTTGAACAGGTAGTAATCTCGGCATAGCACTTGGCTGCTGATTTTCCAGAATAGATCGTTGTTTTTCATGGTTTTCCCTTGTTGGTTATGCCATTCCTGGCATCTGGATCCCGGCAATCACTGCCGGGATGACGAGGTTCTTGTGTTATGCCTACGGCCTGTCTTAACCAGGCGGAGCGGTTTCGGTTATGTTATCCAGTCGGGTTTTAACCGCACCGGTACCGGTTCTCACTCCGGCAATATTACTGGACTGCACCGGTGCAGCCGTGTTTCCACTACCCGGTTGCACCCCTGAATGGGTATGAGTCTCCAAAATATTGCACAGATTAATCACCAGTTGCATCAACTCGGATAATTGTTGCAGCACATTCTCGTTATTCGATCCGACCCAGCTAAGCGGCGCCAGCGATCTGAACTTAACCATGCTGATGATATTAAAATCGCCCAGCGCCGACAGGTCAAAGCGCTGGCCGCTGGTCAGTTGTATGCCCATGCTGGCCAGAATCTTTTTAATGCCGCCGATAGTCTCTGTGTCATTCGTGTCTACGGTCTTGGCGCTAACGGTATAGTTTTCGTCGTTTTCCGTCGCCGTGCTGGTCTTTTTCAAACTGCTGTCGGTCATGTTGCCGTCAGTCACCCGCGCATGGTTGCCGTCCTTATCTATCGTCTGATAACTCCCGGCTGAATGCTGCAAGCGCATCTCGCCCCGTTCGACCGGGAACTGGCTGCGGCCATGCGGCAGCACACAACGGATAAACGGCTTGTTAGGGCTGCCATAGGCAAAGCCGATCTCCACCCAAGCGCCGTTCTCCGGAAACGCCGCCATGCCCATTTCGTGCCCCGATACTGGCATCGGCAAGGCCAGATCCTTAAGCACCGGAAAAGCCGTGTCCGGCTCGCCGTGCTCATCCAATACCTGCACATCCACCGCATACACCGGCCGGAACTCGTCGCAAATCTCGCCGCCCTTGGGTGTTTCGCGCGCGGTGACCACCTCGGCAAAGCGGGGCAGGTGATAGCCGCCGGCCAGCTCCGGATAGGCGTTTTGAATCATGCGTTTTATGGCTTTTTCCATGTCACCACCATTTGGTTGCCGCTAAAATCGACTTGGGTAACGATATTGCCGTTCATCAGCACACCAGGCCGAAGCGCCGGGATCGATACCAGTTTGGCGCTGTTGTTGGATAAATGCTCGGTAAACATGTTCGCAGGCAGCTCAAGCGGCAACTCAGCCCAGCGCGAATCCTGCCAGCTGCCGGTATAAATCACCCCGTGGCCTTGTTGCTGCCAAAAGTATTTCTCAATGCCAAACACCCGCTGCATCGACTGCATCGCTTGATAGCCGTTGCCCAGGTTATAAAAGTTCGCCACCTTTTTAGTGCTGTAAGCACCATCGCCGACCGCAAAGGTCAGACCGGTCTTATTATGGATCTCGGCGATTACCTCTTGTAGGGTCACATGACGCAAATCCAGCGGCAGCGGTGCGAACAGCGTCGCCGACAGCTCCCGGCAAAACAACTTTTGCCGCCGGTCTACGGTGTTGACCGTTTCAATAAACCCCAAAAACACCCGTTGCATCGTGTCGTGCTTGGCGTAGCCCAAGGTAAACGAGACGATCTGTTTAGCCTCGACCGGCTTGTCGGCCGCATCAATTAAAAACTGTGCCCGCCCTGGTGAATTAAGATCCAGCACCACCCGGTCTTCGATGACATGAAAAGGCGCATTGTTGATGTTCAGTTGCCGGTCCAGCTTCATTGTTTTCCCAGCCAGTCATCGGCGACTTTAATCGATTTTTCCAGCGGGGTCAGTTCAACCGTTTGATCGGTTACCGCTGCGGGTGTGGACGCACCGACCGCTTGGCTGTTAACCGGTGTCCCTTTTGCCGCCTGCTCAGCAACCTTTTTTGCATCCTTTCGCGCTTCTTTCTTTTCCGGTACCGATAGGTGTTCGGACATCGAAAAACTGATGCTCCAGTCCTGTGTCGTGTCATTTTCTTTGATCGAGAATGATTCATCAAAGAAGCCTTGGCGCATATTCGCCGCATTGGCCGTGTGGTTGACGATGTTGTAAATGACCCGCTCGCCATTGCCGTCCTTAGCCTCAGCCATGCTGACCAACCGGCTCAACAAATGGTCATCGATAAACTTGATCGACGTTTGCACCTTAAATGATTTGCCTTTATCGCCCTTGTCGGCCTTGGCCGTTGAGCTGCCGTTGCCGCTGGTATCCTCGCTGGGAAATTTCAAATCCAGCGAAAACTTTTGCGCATGGCCAGGAACCTGCTCGCCGTTTAGATGCAGGCTCACGCGACAATTCCCTTCAGCAACGCCAAATCAGCTACAGAACCGGTAAACAGCATAATCGCCGTCAACGTGTATTTATGGTCGGGAGCGCCTTGGGTGATCGTTCCGGCAATATCGCCCTCGGCATAAAAGTGCCAACCGGCCCCGCCTGACAGTGTAGCTTTAGCAGCATCCAACGCGGCAGCTACCGCAGCTTCGGTAGCGGTTTTTTGTGCCTGGTACGCGGTCAGATTGGTAATAGGGCTGGATAGCTCAAAGGCCGCAGCGGCGGCCTGTGCCTGTTGCACCAGCGCCGATTGCCTCAAATTGGCAATCGCACCCAACCCGGAAAGGCTCATTGATTGTGCGGCAATGGGTCCCGCCGCTGCCGGTAATGCGAACTTGTTGGTCTCCAGCGGGATTAATGCCGCCGCTTTACGCCCCAGCGCATCAAATTCGCGTAGCGGAAACACCGCATTTAATGCGGTGATGTCTGCCGCAAAATCGGTCAGGTTGGTTGCAGCAATAGCAATACCCAGTGCCGCCTGCTCGGTAGTCAGGGTTTGCGCCAGGGCATTGACAGCGTTGGGAAAGCTCAGGTACCGGTAATGGCCGGAACCCTCGCCGACGCCGTGCAGCCAGGGATGCACCAGGCGCTTTTGAATGCTGCCGCCGGATTGACCGGCAATCTCGGCGGCATTACCGTCAGGCGGGTTAATGGTTAATGGCGTCCAGGTCATTATTAAATAGGTCCTATATTCAGCTCTCGATTTAGAGCGCTAATCTCTAACGCATTAACTCGATCGACAAGACTGTTTACGACAGGCCACAAAATGGTTAAAACTTGCTCATATCTCAGACCATATTGCCCACTATTCTGATCAATAATCAGACCGGCAAAATCCTCAGTAGTTAGACCAAGATCGATCAGCGCCGCTTCAAAATCTTGCGCAATAAATCCAAAATGCGTCCTGACGGACTGTTTATTATGCGCAGGGGATAATTCGACAGCGTCTTCGTAATCTTCCATCACCGGGATCCTGTGTAGTCGTGGCACGCTAATTCCTTTGCCAGTCACGTCCATTACAACCGTTCCGTTTTTATCAACAACAGGGAAGACATCCCAAACTAATTCATCCTCGTCATAATTGGATGTGACGCTATTTAATACAGCGCATCCATCCACAATAGTTATCTCCTCCGTGATTTTCTCCCTAGTTACTCTGCGCGTTTTTTGACGCTGTTTGATAGACACCTGAGTGTTTGCTGGGATATCGGCATCGTTCCATTTGAATGTCTTAGCATTTACACGAGATAATAGTGCTGTGGCCGTATCGACAGACAGATCGACTATGGTGTTTTTTTCGCGGCGGTCTGATGTATTAATGGTTCCCGTTGCCGAAAAAATTACCGACCATCGATTAGTTGAAGAGCCGAATTGATACGCGTTATCTGTAATTGGTATGCACGTTTTTGTGGCCAAAGAATTCGCATATATAGTACATGCGCCCTGTCCTTCCGAGCTCGACCCCCCTGATGCCAATATTCGCACATCATAATCAGTACTAAATCCTGACGAGTGAAAGTCGTAAGCCACGGAGTTTGCATTATCGACTGACCCAGCCTCGACAGTTCCATCATTTTGAATGAAAAAATTGCGGGCACCATTGGTCTTAAGCGATTCCAAAATATGGTTATCACCTCTATTGCTAAATGCCAGGCCGGTACCGGCCGCTTTAAACCCTGTCGCCGCACCAAGCGACTCAAAGCCATTGTACCAATTCGCGTAACCCCCTCTCGCTATAAATGCAGACTCGCATTCATACGCACCTAGATTAACTGAATCATACCCCCAAATCTTAGGGTTATTACCGACTCCAGCGGGAGCGGCTTTATTGTTAAATGAACCTAGTTCAAAACCAGTCGCTTGATTTGCTAATGAGGATGCCTCTAGAAATACGTTAGCGTTATGAGCCCAAATTTTTGTAAAGGGGTTTATGTATGCTCCTATACCGTCAGCCGGGGTTGCTGGCGTGCCAGGTCCAGGACATAAATACCAGCCAGAAACGGTAATTGATGTCCCATCGGCAGCCCACTCAGTAATAAAACCACTAAATTTAGTCGCATGATTAGTATCTATTATCATGCCATTACGCAATAATTTGACCTGGTCAACAGTTAGCGCAACGCTAGGTACTAGCTTTGTATTTGTATATCCCGCCGACGAAACGATTACAGATGCAGCCGGAGCCGCGTTATCAACGTATACCCCCACGCTGTCGCGATCTGGATATGATGCCAGATGGCTTGGCGCTGCGAGCCCAATAACCTCCGCGCCTGATTCCAGGTCGGCATGAGCTCGCACGGTAAAGCCACAGGCGTAATCAGACGTACCATGATGATCGCCAATAATGCGCTGCCCGTTTCTCCATAATTTACCGTTTAAAAATTGATAACCTATAATCACAGCACCTTGGTCCAATACCCAAATAATTTGCCGCCCACCTGTATCGACCAGACCAGACAAAAGCCAGTCGCCGGCTGGAATGCACACTATAGCTACAGGTGCTCTGGCAATACCACTCGCTTCTACGCCCTGGATATTTATTCGCGCGCGTGAATTTTTCGCGGCCAGTGAGAACGCCGCTGTGGAATCAGAGCCATTACCCACAGCCCCATAATCAGTGACGCTAACGGTAGTGTCCGATAATTTATCGGGTATGCTGCGATAAACCGCACCGATGCCACTGGCAATAAAGCGAAAAACATTCTTAATCCAGCCGGTTGTGGCGATTTTTTTGCTATTATTAACGCCGGTCGGGTCGTTATCCACCGTTGCCAGCAATAGCTCATGTGCACCGGTGTCGGCGTCATGATCCGGGATTGTCCGCGCGGTTAAACGGGTGTCGGTGACGCCGCCGCCTGCGGCAATGTCGGCAATTTTAGTAACAAAATGCTTAAACCCATTGCCATCGGTGTAATCGCCATCTGCCACAGCAGCAACATAAAATGCCACTACCGCCGACACGTCGGAAATATCGCCTTGCAGTGATACATCCAACCAGATCGATTGGGGCGGCCCGGCTACGGTGACTTGCTGGGTAACCGCATTGTCAATACGTATGCCGCCGACATAGCCAATGCCGGGCAGCACATTATACGTGGTCGTTGCGCCTACCCGCTGCACCAGCCATCCGGTGTCAAAAAATCCCTCATGCCCATAAACGTCGTAATTGCTCAGGCGCTCGCGCTCATCAATGCCCCACAGTCGGGCATTAAAATCGATCTGCCAGGTTGCGGCGGGGACATTAATAGCCGTAGTCGCCTGAATACCCGAATAGGCCAGCAAAAAGTTCCGGGTCAGATTATTACCGGGACTGCCCCCGGCAGTTTTGCGTTTTTGAATCAGCGGAATGTGAGTTGCGGTGATCAGCACCTCGTCGGCATCTATTAGCCCAACCCAGTTGAAATCGTAATCGCCCAGCGCCGAATCCATCGCCAGCGAGTAAACTACCTGATTGGTATTGACGTAGCCAGACCGGGTGACCGGCAGCGTGGCCATAATGTCCGCTCCAGCGGGTAGATTCGCAATTCGGTCAAGCGGTTCGGCGCCCAGACCCGCAATGTTGGCCAGCACAAAATGGGTGATCGACAGAGTTAACCCCGCGCCTTGCTGAGCAGCAATCTTGTTTTCACCGGCCTTAGTTATAAATCCCATGGTGTCTCCTAAAGTTGTGCAATATCCAAATCCCAGCTATTGCCGGTTGTCCTGTTTTCCACGGTCACCTCAGCCAGCCAGGGGCGCACCTCCTGAATGGCCGTGTCATAACACCATACATGGCCGGTTTCCCTGGCCTCGACAGTGATGGTAATTGGCGTAATCACCTGTAGCTGGTAGCGTCGACAGGTGCGCCCGTATTTTTCAATAATCTTCTGCAGCAGCTCCATGTTTTCGGCTAATTGCGAATCGCTCAGCCTGAGTAGCACCACATCCCAGTCCACCGGATCAACGCGTTCGTCGATTTCCAGATAGCCGATGCCCAGCCGTTCAAAAATAGCGATAAACCCGGCTTTGCTGCCCGCGTCTTCTGCATTGACATAAGCGAAGCCCACCCGCTTGCGGTACAGCTCCAACGGTTCGTCTTTAAAACGTTGAATGTCCCGCTGATAGGCCAGCAAGTTTAAAATGCCCTCGCTACAGGTCAGCGCGTCGAACTGCGTCAACGGCCATTGCATCCATGATTCTATTTTTGCCCAATAGGCGGTGGCCGCGTCGCGGAGCTTGACCAGCTCGACGCCTTCCAGCCAAAACGGTAGGCTGATCGGGTCCATTATTCAGTTACCGCCATGTTGATGGTCAGCGCCGATAGCGTCGGCACATTCAACGCCGAAACGATGTCCAGTAAATCGAACTCAACGCTGTGAATAGCGGGAAATTGTTTGTGTAATTCCTGCCCCAATTTACTGAAACTAAACCGGCTATACGGATAGGTCAGGGTAGGGCTGTAGGCTTTGTTCTCACGAAACGCCGCGCGGATAAAATTCTCAATATCCGTCTGCAGCTGGGTAATCTGTTCAGCGCTTAAAAACGGTTCGTGCCAAATAGTGGTAGTCAGCGCGTGGGTGGTTTCCGGCATTGCGTACACCTGACAATCATCGCCGTGGCCGTGGTGGCCATCGTCGGTAATGTAGGTGTTGATGTCGATCAGGTATTGACTGGCCGGGGCATCAAAATCGAACAGCACAAACGCATTGGCAGTGCCGGGACCGCGCGGGGCGTTATGCTCAAACCAGATAGCGTCGATTGCCACGCCCGGAAACTGGCTGATCAGCGCCCGGTAAACGCTGTCAGTATGAAAATCGGATGCGGTGCCGAACTGGTTGCGCACCCGGTCGCGCAGGTCATCATTGGTTTCGTCATCGGTGCCGGGCGCGGTCAGCCAGCCGTCGGCATTGGTCACGCTGGTGATGCCGGCAATCGGCGCTTTTAAAATACTGTAATAGCCGACCGCCAGATTGTAGGCGTCACCCACGGCGGCTGCGGTGCAGTTAACCATCACCGTAGCCTGTCCCGGCAAAAACGCGGTGGCGGCATCGGAGATCATTTCATAGACAAACCCGTTAATCGAGGCGGTCTGAATAACCGTTCCGGCCGGGATTGTATACGCCGCCGTCACATCGGCACGGGTAAAGGTGATTTTGCCTTTGGCCGCACCCGCCGGTTTGCGGGTCAAATTAACCGCCCAGGCGAGCAGCTCCAGCCAAACGCCGGTCGCGGATTTTACGAACGAATTGGGCAGCACCGTTTCAGCCATGAATTTAACCAGCCACAGCACTGGTAGGGTAATAAGCGCCGTCACTACCCGCCAAAACGGCGAGTAGGCATTGTCATTACTGATAGTGCTGCCCTGTGCCGTTACCTCGGCAGACCACGCCGATTCAAGTTCTGCTTGAGTAGTCGGAATGCCGCTGTCGCTTAAAATCTTGGTGTAATCAACGTCGCTCATACGCTTACCTGCAAGCTTATTTTTCCGAATTTAACGGTGTCGGCGGTGATAAAAAACAGTTCGGTATCCTGACGGGTGATCTTGATCGTACCCGGTACCAGGCGCAGATCGTCTTCGATCTTGAGCGCCAGCCGTTGCATTAACAGCGCCACCTTGGCGTTGTCTCGTTCGCCGATACACGCCGACAGCAAGCCGCAGTCGCGGATTAAATGCCGGGTGTCCTGAATAATGCTGTCGCGGTCGCCCAGTAGTGACGGCTCGTTGCCGGGGCCTGGGGTCAGGTCGTTGTTGGTGATGCGTAGGTCGATGTAGATCATAATTAACCCGCCGCCATGGCTATTTCATCAGCCAGACATTGTCCGGTGACCGGTTGCCCGTAGTTGTTTACTGTAATACCGCCGACGCTGACCGATTTACTGTTGTCGGCGTTATTGATTTGGCTCATCAGCCCGCCCTTGGGCACATTGGCGGTCTGGCTTTGGCTGAGGGCCGCAGGCGGCGCGATCGGTTGCGGCGGCGCAAAGCCGTCCGATAACAATCCCGGTGCCGGTTGTTGCAGCCATTGCGGTTGTGATGCCATTGCCGACAACGACGGTGCTGCTGTTTGTGGGCCGGTAATCGCAGTTGGTGTTGCAACTGATACGCTGGCAGACATTCCTGGGATTAATTTTTGCATCCAATCTGGCAAGACCAATTGACCGATCATTTTCCAACCATCAACAATAGCGCCAAAAAAAGTCTTAACCATGTCAATTACAGGGCCAAGCCCTAATGCCCTGAATAGAGACTCTTCAATCCCCAGCATCGTGCTGACAATATCGCCAATAAACGACAAGATACTTCCCGCATTATCGGAAACAATCGAAAATATCATGCTCCAGCCGTTATATATTCCGGTTAAGCCATCCCAGAACAACTGTAAAAGCCAAGTGACGCCGAAGGCGTCGGTAATCGCTTTGCCGACGTACATAATAGCGCCGCCCCATTCATCCCATTTGTATATGGCTGCACCGATAGCCGCGCCTAACGCGACAATACCCAGCACAGCAAGCGTTATCGGGCTGGTAATAACCGCCAACACCAAACCAAAGCCGCCCATAACCAATGTTCCAATGCCGACAATAATAGAAAGCGCCGACAGCGCGGCGGTAATACCGATCACGGTAAACGCCGCGTAGCCGATATACCGGGCAATATTAGGGAACAGCCCCGTCCAGCGCCGCAACGTCTCGCTGACCTCTGTTATCTTGTTATAAAGCGGGGTCATCGCCACGAGCATTTTATCCCCGAGCGCGATTCTTAGATTTGTTACCGATTCCTTGGCTCTATCCCACGGCATCGTCATCGCCTTAGCCATTTCGATAGCGCCTTGCAATCCTTTTTGCTTATCAATCTGGGCGATATTGGCATTTAAACCACCGATGTCTTTCGACAAAATATCAACCACCGACATCGCTTCGGTGCCGCCGAGCGCCTTGGTTAACAGGTCTCGCGTGGATTGCTTTTCAAGGCTTCCGAATTTCCCCGTTATCTTGGTTAAAATATCAACCATCGGTAACAATTTTCCATTCGTGTCAGTAAAGTTAAGACCCAGCTCTTTCTGAGACTTGCCCACACCCGCCAGAAACGTTTTGTACAGCGTTCCAGCCTCACTGCCATGCTTGACCGCTTGTAATTGTCCAAGCACTCCAAGCTGTTCAGCCATTGGCGCAGAACTCGCCCCGGCCAAACCCGAGAACGCTTCAGACATGCCCTGTCCGGTGGATTTAAAAATATTAACCGCCAGCGCGGTTTGCCCGGCCAACTGCTCAACCCATTTCGACTTACCCATGCCGTCGGCAGAATCCTTAAATACACCGTACATGGTGCCGACATAATCCGTGATTACGCCCATATCGGCCTTAGTGCCTTTAGCGAGTATTGACGAAGCATTGGTAAACGCGGCAAGCTCATTGCCCGCCAGCCCTGAAATAGCACTTTGAATGTCGTAAGAGGCGTGGACGAATTCAGCAGCCGATTCGCCGTACTGCGAGCTGAAATCCATCGCAGTATTACGGAGGTTATCCAACACCTGCTGACCAACGCCCAACGATGATATTTCGCCCAGCGCCGTGTTCATTTCCTTGGCAGGCTGCAAAATACTATCCAGCGAATATGCGGCCCCAGCCAGCCCCGCCGCACCGTAGCCGATTTTATTAAAACCGCCTTGGATGCGCGAGGTGACGCGGTCCATGTTATTCATCATGGTTCGGGCCGGGCCGGACATGGAGTCCCGCAATGACACTCGGAACAACAGATTATTTAGTGCAGTCATTAGCCGTTAAACGCCTTGGATATTCCGTTTGCAATGGCGGCACTGGTGTTCTGCCAATGCCGCTGGTCCAGCCACAGCGCTTCTGCCATGGTTTGTTCGTCGATCGGCTGACCCGGCAGCCAGTATTTTGTTAGTGCTACGAGCTGGCTGTAGCCGTTTTCAGCTATGCCAGCAGCGATGCACTCGACTTTTTTACAGTGATTTCAACTTCAACTCCGAATTCTTGAGCAACCACGGTGGCCAAATTCATCACAACTGCACCGTTGGGCACCTTGTTGCGCAGGACTATTTTTTTGAATACGTCTTTGTCATCGTTAATGACGCTCAGTAGCAAGAACCGATAAGCCGGGCTGACCTTGTTCAGCGGGGTTTGTTCGTTAATGTACTGATTGAATGCCGCGGTGCTGACATCAAAGCGCAGGTCTTGCTCGCCGATTGTGACCGTGATTCGGTCGTCGTTTTCTATCAGAGCGTCTGAATTTTTTTCGTCTGTTTTAGGCATGTTATTTCTCTCTCAATTTTAAAAAAAATGTAGGTTTGTGCTAGTTCCCAAGCTATAGCTTGGGAACTCAGTGCTGGAAGCTCCAGCTTCCTGTCTCGCGAAGCTGGAGCTTCGTTAACTGGGTTCCCAAGCAGGAGCTTGGGAACCAGCGGACCCGCGAAATGTGTTGGGCATAAACGGCATGCCCAACCTACGGTCTATGGTTTACGGCCCTTAAGCCTAAAATAGACATTTGTTATCCAGGTCAGCAGGCCCAGCGCTGCACCGACTACCCAGGTATGGTGATCGATGAAGGTCAGCCAATCGCCGACCACCAAATATCCGCTGATGAAATAACTTAACTTTGACGATAAATTACTCATGGTTTCATGCGAGTCCATACGCTACCCTTTGCCCTTAAAAAACGCCTCATCGCCGAATTCATTAACGGCCTCGTAATACCTCATAGCCAGAGCATTTCTTGGTATTCTCAACCAGCCACCCCGGTGCTCGATCAGCGTCAGCAAATTCATCAACAAATTGCGGTCGGCCCGTTCTTTGTCCGCCCGGCTTGAGCCTACGTCATAGTCATAATCATGAATGTCGAACGCTGCGGTGCAGTCCAGCCCGTACATCGTGTTGGGTATGATGGAACTGATCCATTGCCCCGCTGCACCGGCCCCATTACAGACACGGGCCTTTTCTTCCGGCGTTATGTTTTTATAACCCCAGCTGCTGATTAAGCGGGGGTGTCCTTGTTTTGTGTTGCTGGGCATAAATCAGCCTCATTCAATAGGGTATAACTGAAGCGGTTGCCGTACTTTGCCGCCGAGCGCTGAGCCAGCGCCATGACGGTGTCGAAATCTTCGCTATTGGCGAACACCTGGCACCCGGCCGAGACTTTATCGGTTTTTAGCGAGTGAGCGCTGACGCCCGTTCTGTGTAAATTAATACCGAAATAGCCGGTTTGTTCATGCTCCCTATCCAAATGGGCATCTTTGTTTCGGTCACGGTAAACGGTCATTTCGCCACGCTGAACCAGGGCGGTGTATTTGCCCTGATGTGCGCCGATTTGCCAGCACTTTGGATAATGGCCGGGCTTTAAAATGGCGGTTCCGGCCACATTAATCGGATGGTTGCGGTAATACAGTCCGGGGTCTGTCGTGATCGGGTAGGTCTGCATTTGCATTTTTCCGGCGGCATCCTCATGCAGTACACACAACACATCGTTAAACGTTTGAGCATCGGTATCTGTTGACCTGATACCAATCAGGGTGAGGTTTAACTCACCTTTAAAAAGGGGCGGCATCCCTGCCTGAGTGAGAGCGTCCGTTATCTGTTTAATCGTAAATTTTTCCATTACAGGTCTCTAATGTCGTGGGCGCTGAGGTACGGCACACCGTCGATGCGGACAAAGTCGGGGCTGGTGATTGCGAACTTGATTTTGTGCTTGTTCTTTTCGCCGCCCTTGCCGTCCAGGTTGAATAAATCCGATATCGACAACAGACAGCCGAAAAACTCCTGCTTTTGCTCGTTATCGATGTTCTTGCCGACGCAAACGATGTCGAACGGCGGTAGTTCCCTCCAACTGCCCGATGACCTGGCTGCATCGGTCAATATCTTCAGATTGACGCTATCCACTTCCATATCGCCGGAACAGGCCACATCGCCGTTGACGTAGCCGTTCGGGATACCGCGCGTTTGTACCTCCTTGCGGTTATCGGTAATGCTGGCGCTCATATTTTCGACATGAACCATTTGATCGCCGACCATGACATCGAAGTCCTGTCCAGATAAATGGTTTCCGTGTTTATTTGCCATGATCAGTCCTTAATTAACAGGTGCGGATAAATCTAAAATGATGTTGGCCGTTAAATCCTTGGGGATATCGAACGGCCGCGCTTTGATAAAAATCTCAACCTGGGTGCGGGTGATCCAATGGATAGCGATGTCGCCATCCAGCGGCGACTTAAGTTCTGCTAGAAACGGGATGCCCTGAAACTCGTAAGAGCGGCTCATCTCGAACAACGGCCGCATTAACTTGCTGATCGCCCAGGCGGTGCCTATCGTGCTGGAGTTAAAGCGCCGATCGCCGACTAAACCAATCAGTACCAGGCGCACCGCACGGGCCGCTTTGTCGATCACCCGCAGGTTTTCAACCACGGTGTAATCGCCGGTGGTGACATCGAGCGTTTGCCCGTCGGTCCAGTACACGCCTTCATAATCCGGATAAAACTGCGGCACACTGAAACGCTGGTCGTTCAGCGCTTTGGCATGGGCGTTGTTGTAGATGATGTCGTCCTTGTCCTTGGGAAATGTCGATTGATCCTGACCCACCAGTGAGCCGGTATTAACGCGCATCGGTGTGTCGGCAACGCTGGTTTGATAGTTGCACAAGCGGCCCGCATAAATGCCCACCGCGTCGTCGTAAATGTACGGCACGATAGAAACGCGCATCGCCGACAAGGTGGCGGTTAAAGCGGTCAGCGCGGTAATATAGGCAGACCACGTTTGCCCGGTAATGGCTGTTGGGTCGATGGCCTCGGCGGCGGCGATAAAGAACAGGCGGCGACCATAGGTGGCATTGGTCTCTTCGGCCTTGGTGTGCATGGCGGTTAAATCCGCTTGCACGGCGACCGGCGTACAAACCACGCAGGCTTCAACCTTGACGTTATTGTTCATGGCCAGATCGAACGCGGCTTCCCAGAGTGTACCGTCTGCAACCGGAACCGCGCAGCAGCCCCAGTTTTGCCCGGCATTGGCTTTGGCGGCTTTGATTTGGCGCTTGATTTCTGAATCCGCTGCGCCGAGTTCTACATCCAGATCGCTGTCGGTGTTCAAGAACAGTAGGGTGTTTTGATGGGTCGCGCCTTCGCCGATGAAAAGAAAATATTTCTCGACAGTGGGAAACGGCCCTTGATTTAAATTAAGGGCGTTGACTGTAATTTTACCTAATGCCACGGGCTAACTCCTGTTCCATGTCGTCATAAATTTGTTCTATGTATTGCTGCACTTCGGCAGCGGTTGCGCCTAAAAAACTCCGTGCCGGCAATACCGTTCTCCAGCTGGTTTTTGTCGCTTCGCCTGCCCATGTGCGCAAGCGTTTTAATGCAATACCGGCCTGTCCCTGGCTGTAATGCTCCGTGATGTACTTGATCGACGGGCTTTTTCTGGCCCGACCGTTCATTCTGATTTTGAAGCCTGCCTCAACCAGCGCTTTGGCCTGTTGCCGTGTCGCCGGTTTGTTGTACGAGTCGGCGCTACGTCCGCCAAAACTTGCGGCGGTAACGGTGGTCGATTTGCCGTATTGCTGATCTGCGGCAATACGCCCGACTACGGGGCTGTTAAATCCTGCGGTGGCGCTATCGCCACTCGCCTGGATTACTTTCAATTCTTTAACCAGACGACTGAGCATCTTGCGCCGGTCGTGTGATCTGGTTCGGTACCGGTCGGCGTAGTGGTTGCCTTGTAAGTCGACCTGGTTGCGCACTCGTTTTTTACTGTCTTGGATTACTTTTTTAGTAACCCGTGCCACCAGTCGGCGACGACGGTTTGGCCCCATTTGCAGTAGTTGCAGTTGCCGCCTAAATGGCAGTAGGCCGACTACATCAATACGAATGTCGACACTCACGTTGCTACATCGCCAGACAGGACATAATCGATTTCCGGATCAGCGACGCGGTATAGCTTTCCCTTTAACGGGATGGTTCCGGCCGGATCTTCAACGCCGTAAACGTCTTCTGTAAATCCAATGTGGATTTCAATATCTGCGGTATCGTTATCCAATAGGTCAATATTGATACCCGGCTCGGGTATCTCGTCGCCGCCGTTGCCGTTTGTCAGTAAATACGCGCTAATCTGGCCGAATAACTCTTCCGGAGAATGCTTTTTAAACGGGTATCCGTCGATGTTGAATACGGCAGTGTAGGTTTGCCGATACAACACGATACCCGGCGCATTCAATCCGGTATCCAGCGTCAGGATTTTTCCTGACGGGATTATTTTCGGCTCGTCCGCAACGCCTGAAATTTTTCTGGCAGAAACAAAATTAAGGCCGATTAACAGCGCTGTCAGCTCTTTAAGCTGTTTCATATCAACACCGCAAAGGTGCCGGTGGTGCTAAATACCGGCTGGTCAGGTAAAAACCGGCGGAAAAATTCAGCGATGGCGGCTTGGCTTTCATTGAGCCAGTACTCTTCCATTTTTTCGCTGTCGGTCGCCCGGTTCTCTGCCTGCGGCAGTTTGTTAATTGCCGGGAACTGCATCAACAATCCGGCCTTGGCACGGGCATAAACCGCATGCTTGTAGTGTTCGTCCAGCACCTGCTTACCGTTGACGGATTCGGGATGCGCTGTGTTGTAAGCGGCAAGGCTGGCATAGCTGTCAAGCATCAACTTGGCTTTAACGTCCGCCAGGCGAATGTTGATATTGATGATTGCCATACTTAAGCCGGTCGTCACCACGCCGCCTGCGTATTCGGCAGGGACGTGGTAGTTATCCAGCAAATCGCCTGTTGACACATTCGGCCAAAAACCGTCATTGGTGAGCGGTTCGGCTGTAGTTAACGCGTCGTTGCCGGAAAAGCTCATTAGCCGCAGATCCCGTTTTCTGGGATGAACGGATATTTCAGACGGATCAATCGTAATGCCGCGTCCCTAACGGCAGAGCCGCTGGCTTTGTCGCAATAATCCTGTTTAGCCTGTTTAATGTTGGCCTCTTCACGTATCGCGATGTGGGTTATGTCGCCCAACTGATAGCCGTTGTCCAGTTCAGGCGTTGAGCAGCCGATTAGCAACAGGGTTGCTGAAATTACTAAAGAATTCGTCTTCATGCCTTACTCCGTGAAAATGTAGGTTGGGTTAGCGTGAGCGTAACCCAACATTTTGTGCGAGTGTGTCGGGTTACGGCTAACGCCTAACCCGACCTACGGCGCTAAAAAAATCGTCTTCATGCTTGACTCCGTAAAAATGTAGGGTGCGCCGTGCGCACCATGATTAGTGCCTGGACAAACAACCTGCTGAGACGTCAACTAAATCAAAGTGAGTCACAGTTGGTGTTGCCAGCCAGGGCTTGAGGAGACTATTCGGACCGCCGGTTAGGCTTGCCCTATGATTTTTATCAACTCTTCTGTAATGCCTTTAACGCCTGCTTTTTTAGGGTTAATGGCTTCCGCCTTTTGGCATAGCGCCAGCGCTTCTTCGTAATAGCCATTGCGCTTTTTGTGCTTGGCCAGCATCGAATACAGTTTGCTCAGAAACAGCGGGTGCATGTTCCAGTGCTCGGTCTCGGCGGTGGTGACCAGCTGATCCAGATAGGGGCTGGCGCTATGCTCGGCGCTCAGTTCTTTATTTGCCCAGTCATAGATAAAATCACACAAAAACTCGGCCATCGGGCACGCCACATCGCGCTTGAATTTGTCGGGCAGTTTTTGATTTTGCTTAATCAAATACAGCGCCAGGGTTAAACCTTGTTCGATGTCGCCGGTATCCAGCAGCCAGATCATGACCCACACGGCAACGTCGTTCGGGTAGTTATGCCCATTGGACAGATAATCATTAACGAAGCCCGTGTAGGTCGGTAGCACGGTTTGTTTAATCCGCGCTTTGCCTTCCAGCGTTACTTCGGCCTTGATTTTGCCCAGGTCTATTTCCATGGCGGCTTGGTAGTTAGCCAAAAGGCCATGGCCAATGCCGAGCGCCCCAACATGGCTTCTGTCGTCGCCTTTAGCGGGGTCAAAGCCGATGGCGTAGCGATCTACTCCGGTCTCCGCCGCCTCGGCAATTTGCGCAGACTTGATTTGCCGCAACTTGCTGACGCGTGGCGATGCCGCTGCGACTTCGGCAACTTCCGAATCCGTCGGATTATCATTTCCAGCGGATTGACTGTACTTAATCGCTTTTAGCTTGCTCATGCAAAGGTAACCCCTTCAATAAACGCCGCCATTTCTTCTTCTTCGATGACGTAGCCATGATTAGCTGAGTTAAAATCTTGCACCTCGTTCTTTTCTGGCTTGTCTTTTTGCGTGCGACGAACAGATCCTTCCTGGAAGTAAATAGACAGGTTTTTCAACGGCGTAACCATCACCGCGCTGTCAGGAAAGAAAGGCGGGGAAATGGTTGGTAATTGTGCGTAGGCGCGGGTAATGCGACCCGAGAGCATGGCTTTTTCGGTCGGCGTGTTGCCGTTCAGCTCCAGGTACGTGTCTTCTTGATAAGACAAAATATCCGAGCCGACAAGAAGCACCAGGTCTGGGTTCTGGCGATGGTATACCGGCAACATCAATTTAGCCTCGTGCGCCAACACGTCCAGATTTTTAAATGAGGCGCTGCCAAGCTGCACAGGTGCGCCAACGGTGCCCAGTACGTGCTGCGATCCAGCGGCGTACTCCCGCAACAGCTGCAACCAGCCCTTGTTCAAATCTTGCAATAGCGGGTTGGTGACTAAATTGGTTGCTACCGCCGCCGATGTGCCTGTCCAGCCGGTTTGCAACATATCGTTGCCGATGGCTTTACGCACTAGCGCCATATAGCGGGCCGCAAAATCAGGAAATTTCGCCCAGGCGTCCATTAGCGCATATTTCAGGGCGACATCGAATTCAGTGGGAAACAGCTCGTAACCCTTAGCGTCAGTACCGGCTAAATGCTTCGGCGTCCGCTCACCGGCACCCGAGGTGTCAGTACGGCTGGCGACCCGGCCCGATAGGCTCATGCCGACTTTTTCGCCTTTTAATTCAGTGACGCCGATGATGTTAATCAGCTGCAAAAAAGCGTTGCCATCTTCGATGATCTTGTCATACATCCTTTGCGCGATGGTCGGTGTCGCGGAATAATGCTGTCCGGCGGATGGGTTGCCCGGCGACTCGCCGAAAGCCTCTGCGGTGTTCTTAAAATGCAGATTTAAAGCGTCTCTGCCGCGCTTACTTAAATGATGAGCCATGATTTGTCCTTAAATGCAATCAGAGTGATTTGTTTCGTCGCCGGTAAATTCTTCGGCATCCGTTCCGTTTTGCTCGCCGACCGCTTTGTTAAATTCAGTTTGCAGCGCGGTGAAGGCTTCAGTGAATTGCAATAACTTGGCAGCGTCTTCGGATTTTTCGGATTTAAACGTTTCGATCTGGGCGTTTAATGCTTCAATTTTTACTAACGCCGATGAGTAATCATCGGTTGGTTTTTCGGTTGATGCTGCGATCGTCCGTTTCAATGCGGCGATGTCCCCTTCCATTGCGGAAAATTTCGCTATAAGAGCGTCTTGGTCTTCCTTTTTCATAGTGTCCTCATCGGGCTGTTCGGTTTTAGTGAATTTTTCAGTAAAGCGCATAAACCAGCTCGGAGGCTGCTCTTCGCTGGGTTGTTGGTCGATAACAGCGAAATACTCTGAAACCAGTGCATCTTTTGCGGACGTGGAAAAACGAATTTCCGAGGTTGCTGCAGAGGCGGGGTTGTCGGTTGCGCCGAGGCCGGTTAAATACCACTCGTCGGTGCCGCGAAACTTTGGCCGCAGCTCCATGCTGGTAAACAGTTTTTGCCCGTAACGGTTGTCGCTCAGATAGAAATCGTTAGGCGCGAGAATGGCGAATAAATCGATGCCGCCTTCTTCGTTTTTCTGCGCCTTTAGAGTGTCAACCATTCCATAGTTGTAATTGTCGTGATTATGCTCGGGCCAGATCAGCGCGGTGTATTTGGCTTTGTCGTAGTTTTTTGCGACCTGCAATAACATATCCGGATCGATAGTGCGGCCGTCTACGGTTTTTCCGCTACGCCCAATGCACTGGAATTCTGTTTTTAATTTGCTAACAGCCATAACACCCTTTTTTATGCGTTTGTTTGTTCAGTTGCGCTCAATTCTAGGGGCAAAAATCGCCCTTAACAATCAGATAAAATCCTTATAATTCCTATATTTAGCCGTTAGGAATCGCGCTAAATAGTTAGCGCGTTTTTATGGGTGTTTTAGTCATAAAATAGCCTCTGACTATAAAAAAAGGACGAACATGAGGGCTATTCGATATGGACTAACTAAACTGTTGGCGCAGGAAGTCGCAGGCTAATGGGAGCCAAACACTATTCGGAGCAGACCAAAGCGCTGGCCGGACAGTTTTACGTCAAGGGCTGGACGGTTGAGGAAATCGCATCCGAGATGACCATTGATGCGCGCACCCTATACAACTGGAAAAAAGCCTACGGCTGGGATGAAAAAAAGGCGGAAAGCAGCGCCGAGCAGGTTATTGCCCAGCGCATTTGCGTACTGGCGAATCGCGAAAACAAAACGCCTGGCGAAATAGCGGAACAGGCGTCGCTGTGCGCGACCTTCGGCAATCTGAAAATACAACTGGCCCAGGCGGAGGCGATCAAGAACGGGCGTTATCAATCGCTCGCGCCGGTTGCTGTTGACAATGGCGAGGCTGAGCGCCCGCTTAAGTCTGCCGGGCAGAAAAAAGCACCGCGCGAGAAGAAGGCGAAAAACGACATCAGCAGCATTTCTGAAGAAATGATTATGTCGGTGTTACACAGTGAGTTTTACGCGTACCAGCTGAAATGGTGGGAGGCGATGAACAACCCTGACACCCGCCGCAATCGGTTTATTTTGAAGTCAAGGCAGATCGGCGCGACTTATTATTTTGCCTTTGAAGCTTTTGCCGATGCAATTTTGACGGGCGGTAATCAGATATTTCTATCGGCATCACACAAACAAGTTGATGTGTTTAAAGCCTATATTATTGCCTTTGCGTTAAAGCATTTCGAGGTGGAAATTAAAGGCGGCGACGTGATGACGCTGTCAAACGGTGCAAAATTGATTTTCTTATCAACTAACAGCCGCACCGCCCAATCGCACACGGGCAATCTGTATGTAGATGAGTGCTTCTGGATACCAAAATTTGAAGAAATTTACAAGGTCGCCTCGGGAATGGCGCTGCATAAAAAGTGGCGACGCACACTTTTTAGCACGCCCTCTGCACTCAGTCACCAAGCCTACCCAAAATGGAGCGGAGAAACTCACAATAAAAAGTTTGCGGTGAACAAGCGAGTTGAGTTTGATGTGAGTCACAAAGCGTTAAAAGACGGTGCGCTGGGGCCTGATAGAACGTGGCGGCACATGGTCACACTATTAGATGCCGAGGAGCAGGGATGCGACCTATTTGATGTCGAAGAGGTACGCGCTGAGTACAGCACAGAAGATTTCAAAAATTTGTGCATGTGCGGATTTATAGACGATGCCAATAGCGTATTTAACCTAAGCATCATGACGACCTGTTATGCGCAGGAAGATTACACCGACTATAACGACAAAGCCCCGAGACCTTACGGCAACCGCCCGGTTGCTATCGGTTACGACCCAAGCCGAACCCGCGATAATGCCAGCCTTGCTATTTTAGCCATCCCGCTAAAGCCAGGCGACAAATGGCGTGTTCTGCAAACCCTTGATTATCATGGGCAAAATTTCCAATATCAGGCCAACCGTATTAAGGAGATTTGCGACAGCCATAACGTCCAGCACATCGGCATCGATATTACCGGCATCGGTTACGGTTTGTTTGAATTGGTCGAGCAGTTCTACCGCCGCGCAACCCCGATCAACTACAGCAACGAGACAAAAACTAGGCTCGTCATGAAGGCCATCGACGTGATCGAGAACGGCCGTTTTGAATATGAATGTGGCAATAAACAGATCACCCAGGCGTTCATGATGATCACCAAAACCACCACCAGCAGCGGCGGAGCCATTACGTACGCCGCTGGCCGCAACAACGCCACCGGCCACGCCGACGTGGCCTGGAGCATTATGCACGCGCTGGCCTATGAGCCTATCGCTGTGCGCCAAAAAACTACCGTATCTATGGGATAAAAAACGATGATTGACCGCGCTATTGAGATGTACAACACGTTGACCGCAAAGCCAGCGGCCGGGAAAACCAGCCTATTTAGTTTCGGCGATCCTGAACCGATTTTAGCGAGCAATGCCATGGATTATCTCGGCACGTTTCTGGACAGCGGCGGCGAGTATTACCGTCCTCCGGTCAGCATGCCGGGGTTGGTCAATTTGATGGGCGCTAATGCCTATCACGGGCCGATTCTGCATTTTAAAAAAAATATGATTTTAAAATGGTTTGAGCCGTCGAAATTGCTCAGCAAAAAGGATTTGGAAATCGCCGCGTTAAATCACCTGGTGACCGGCAACAGCTATTTGCAGCGGCTGACCAACCGATTCGGTCAAACCACCAAGCTGCAAAGCCTGCCTGCAGTACCGATGCGTCGGGCGCGGAAAAAGGATTTTTACATCAAATTGCTGGACGACGGCGGACAGGTTGAGTTTAAAGAGGGCGAGGTGATTCATCTGCTAGAGCCGGATCTTAAGCAGTCGATTTACGGCGTGCCGGAATACATGGGCGGCATTCAGTCGGTGCTGCTCGGTGAGGCGTCTACCTTGTTCCGGCGTAAAGTGCTGCTGAACGGTAACCACATGGGTTACATTCTGGTGACGACCGATGCCGATATAGACCCTAAGGATGCTACGGCCATCGGGGAGCAAATCAAGCAGTCGAAAGGGCCGGGCAATGGCCGGTCGATGTATTTGAATATCGGAAAAACGTCGTCGAGGGAGCCGGTTAAGGTCATCCCCATAGGCGACATCGGCACCAAGGACGATTTTGAGGCGATAAAAAGTATTACCGAGCGCGAAATGCTGGCCATGCACCGGATGCAGCCTGGGTTATCCGGCATTATTCCGCAAAATACCGGTGGTTTCGGCGACATGGAAAAAACGATGCGGGTTTATCACGAGCTGGAGGTTATCTCCATGCAGCAGACGTTTTTGGAGTTGAATGAGATTATGGGGGATGAGGTGGTTAAGTTTACAAATCCGGTTTGGACGGTTTAGGGCGAATATTAGGTGTTTTGACGTATAGAAACGCATGAATATATGTGTTATTTGCTATAATACGCAAAACAGCTGGAGAGCCAAATGCGTGTTATATGCCCACATTGCCAGAAAAAAGCCTTGATCACGTCGAGTAATGAGTTAAGCGGGACGGTTAAGGACCTCTATTGCGCCTGCACCAACACCCGAGAATGCGGGGCCAGCTTTGTTTTTACGTTGGCCTATAAACACGACTTGAACCCTCCGCAAAAAACCACGCTGCAAATTGCCGCGACCTTAATCAACAACCTGCAACCGGCCCAGCGGAAGCAATTGCAGGTTGATTTGTTTAGGTAGATAGGTGTGTTTGTTGAGATAGGCACCGTTTTGTGTGCCTATTTAGCGTTATACCCTACGTTCACTTAAAACATGCGTGGGGTGCGTTCCCGTTTTTAGCTGGAAAAGCTCAAGGTATCCTGATGGTATTTCTGTTGCCCGTCCTGTTTGGCCTTCCCATCTTTGCCAAGTTATCAATGTTACACCAACCAGTTCAGCGGCTTCCCTTGCCGAAAGTCCGGCGGCTATCCTTGCCGCCTTGGCTTTGTTTTCTTTCATTCGTCAACTATTTCAAAAAATTTGATAGTTGGGCTACCACTCATATGTGCGGTAGTTATAATACTTTCGTTTACCAACCCATTAGGCAACAAGATATCGTTTATGATTTCAATTAACTTTCTGGCTACTTGTCCACGATTCTTAAACTCAAATCCAGCTACGTTATAGACCCATAATGGTCTGCCTCTATAATCAACTTTACCTTGTTTTAAGTAATATTCAATCTGTATGCCAGTTGCGGCCACTAGGGCATCAACTGCTCTTGATGTTAAGTTACCGTTCAATCTTTGTAATTTTTTCATTTTCTTCTCCGGTGGGTTATCGTTTTGATGCGTCTATTATATCCACCGGATATAATTAATCAAGTAATAATCACCGGAAATTGAAAATGGGGCATAACACAACGCTCGTGCGGGACTTCGCGCGATAAAGCCGCGCTCAGCCCCACAGCTAAGCGTTAGGCGCATACTCGATGAAGTCTTGCTTGTCCTCACCCCACAGCAGTAACTCCGCCTTGCAGCAATGGCTCGCCCACACTTTTTCAGTCTTGCTATCAATCAGGTTGCCGTCCATGTCTTCAGTGCGGCTGTATTCAAAATCAATCTGCACAGGGCGGCACTCACCGCAGCCGTTCTCGCAGCACCAGCTTTGCCGGTCGGTAATCGTTGGTAGTTGTGTCATGGTTATATCCTTTGCCTAACCCTGCGCTCAACAGGAGCGCGGGTTCAATCTATGTTTAATCGTCGGGCACTTTACCGCGCCCTGTTAGCTAATGCGTTATATTTCGCCGTCTCTCATCTTCCGTGCTGTTTCTAAAATATCGCCCCGGCGTTGTGCCGGAACTTTGACCTGCACCAAAACCATACCGTCCTTGGCTTGTTTCTCACGTAGCCGCCGATTCCGGTCGGCGGCCGTTTTGTCAGGCTTTCTCATTTTACAGAGACCAAAGCCAATAGTGCCTCGTCTAGTGTTTTAAAATTTTCTTGTCTCATTTGTCCGTTTTTAAAAACTACCAGTTTTGCATTTTGAAATCCTGATTCAGAACCATAATGATCGACATACGCATGATCATTAATCTCGTCAGAAAAATAAGGAATATTCGTGCCTTCGACCATATAGCGCATAATTCCCGCGCTACTTCCGGCTATTTCTACGTTAGAAACTATGTTGTGTGTTGTCATTATTTCTTGTGTGTTCATTTTTCTGCCCTCAGGTGTAGTTTGAGAAATTCAAACCGTGAACATATTAAATCACGTAACATGTTACGTGTCAATACCCACCTGCAAATAAATATAACACAACGCTCCAGCGCGACTCCGCTAACGCTACGCGCCTGAGCTAAGCGTTAGGCGCTCTTCGTTAATGTAGCGTACAAGATTCGGAGCCGGCACGGTCGCGTTCAACACTACGCCAATTCGGTTTTCCGTCAAATCGTTTCATAAAATAATTAGGCCCGCACTCATCGTAAATAAATGCAGCACACTCTTTTGCTGCGCAACTTTCACATGTATGCCTTTGTAAAATTTCAGACGCGATATCGCCTTTCCCGGCGGCGAAACAACCGTTCCATCCGTACTGCACTTTTAATATTGACATAACCATAGAAATATTCATTTGATTTCTCAGCCTAACGGTTAATTCAAGGCGAGCGGCACACGCTCACCGTATTGTTTGAAAAGTTGTATCCGCCGCCTTAATTAAGGGCGTTAGGCACAGTCCTTGTGCCTGTTTGCTTATTATATCAAGCGGCTTAAGTTTTGCTGGCTGTCGGACAGCTCACCCAGCAACAACCCAAACAGCCGGTCTACATGGGTGGCGCTGAGTGCTTCGCCATCGTCAATGGAAGCGGCAACGCCGGAGGTTGCAACCGACAATGCGCCGATGATGCCTTCCAGCCGGTCTATCTCATTGCGCAAGCCGCTTTCGCGAACGGCATCCATTTGCGCCTGGCGGTTCATTGGGCACCGCCTTCGTTACCAAATAAGTCCAACTGGTCAATTTGCTGGCTGATCAGGGCAATGTCGGGCATCGGATGACCGGCCATGTTGCACAGGTTGCGCAGCGGCTTAACCAGCATTTGGTGGGTAAAGGCGTTTTTGGTTTCGGCGAGTTGGTTGGTTAACAGGGAGATTTGCTTAACGATGGCGAGGTAGTCTTTGGGAGGGACATTACCGAAAAAGCCGTGTTTGCGGATGGTTGGCAAGACTTCCTCACAGACCCAGTTAGCGAACTCTTCGGCTTTAGGTTTGTTGGAGCGAAAAATAAGCTTGTAAAGAGCGGCTTCGTTGATAAAAATCGTCTCTCTTTCGCCTTGAATGGTCTCGTAGTACGAGACCATTAGCCATGTTTCCGGTAGGGACCTGAGCGTATTTCCGCGTCCTGCCCACGTAATTTCGAGCACGTTACAGACATCCTTGGCGCAAAACCAGACGTCGTCATGCTCATCGACAGCGGTACGCACATCAAGGTCGGCAAATTGAAACGGGTTAGCGAGTGTTTTTAAATTAGACATAATAGTCTCCTTTGAATTTGTGAATAAAGAATGGTGTCAGGAGTTCACAACTGTCAAAGGGCAGTCAGGCCTATTTCCCTTGCGGGTCTTGTATTAGCCTACTCCCGACATTGATCTGAACCATTGCGCGCACGTCCTCGCAATGGTTGAAAAATGGCAGGCACAAAAAAACCGCATGGTCTATCGGGTGCGGGTTCCGCTTTGAAGAGTTGTGAGACTCCGGGTAAAAGCTTAGTCGGTTGTTTTGTGGTTGTCAATGATAGCCTGTGTTATCTCGGCCTAACACAACGCTCGTGCGGGACGCCAGCGATAAAGCCGCTGTCGCCCCACAGCTAAGCGTTATATTCATTTTCAGGGCACCATTCTGGTATGCCTTTCGACATCCAAATAACCATTTGAGAGCCTCTGTATCGGGTATGCGGCAGGTCTTTTTTTGAGCGTTCACAATAAGGGGTGCCATCCTCTTTTTCTGCGATATGCTCGCAGCTCTGGCAATCTTCTTTCATAAATATAACCCAACATTCAAGCGGAGGCGCATAGCGGAGCTCCTTAATTCAAACGTCATCCCCACTACTCAGAACCATCGTCGTCATCTTCCGCTGCATCCATTGCATAAAAAACACTCCCGCATCCGGCGCATCGCTCCATTTCATAATCTTCTTCGGTATCGTCAATATTGCAACAATACGTTTCTTTGCACCCACATTTAGGACATGCCATATCAGCCTCAGCGTATAACTGTGTGTTCAAATGCGACGCCGTTCGGCGTCGCGGTGTTTTTAAAGTTCAGTGTCGGCGCGCTTTAACACGGCGTTATATCTCGCCGGTGTTAACAAAACGCTCCAATATCGGCAGCAGTAATTTAACTTGCTCACGATTCAAGTGCATACGTGTAGTAAAGCTAACTTCCTGCGGAATTGGATATGGTACCCATCCTGTCGTTTCGTCCGTCTTGATTCCGAACATCTCAGCCTGGCTCGCCAGTATTTTCGGCTCTGCATCATCAATACCGACCCAGATCGCGTCGTCATCCGCCAGTGAACTTTTCTGAATACTGCATTTGCAACCGTACATGTCTAAGAAATTGCCAACGGCAAATCCTCTATGTGTTTTCCCAATTTCCATAATTTATCCTCTTAAAATATAACCCGGCGCTCAAGTGTGACGCTCGCTATCGCTCGCGCACCTTAGCTCTGCGTTATGCACAGTGCGCCTCGAATCTTTCAATTTCTTCATTTGCGTCCTTTTCAGAGTTAAAAATAATTTCCCTGGCGGAAGGGCCGAAGTCGAATTTAACTATCCACGATCCTTCCTCTTTGTAACGTCTAACTAAATTCACATTGCTTGGGTTAATTAAACTTCCATCTTTTGCTTTAAATAAATTCATTGCGTTCCTCTGCATAACTATACGGTTAAGCGCGAACCGACGCCATAAGCGCGGTTCGCGGTTTATGTTTTTCAAAGTTCTTCATGATTTTCGGTGTCCTCGGGCGTCGGTCGCCTTACCGTGGCGTTAGGCATTGACTGCCATTAGCTTGCACATGCCGGTTTCGCTTTTTTCGTACCATGCCGTTCCTTTAGGTGTTTTGGCGAGCTCGCTCTTAAATTTGTCATGTTGATACCACTCAGAATTTTGGCATGACGCTATACCCCATAATGATAGGGCTACTATTACAGTAAGCTTGGCGATGTTTTTCATACTCTCTCCTCAACGTTTAAAAATCCAACACCGAATGGTCCGGCCTTCAAGCCTTGACCGGATCGGTTCATTTCTTAAATACAGGCGCTTGCGGCTGAGCTGCAAATGACGCCTTAATAATTTGTCATCGATCACTTCAACTTTATGTTCTCTGCACACTTGACCAAAATTAACCAGGTTGATGGCGATTTCCACCTCGGGGTTGCTAGAGTGGTTAAGCTGGTTTTTCGATACGAACGCCTCACCATCGGCTGACGGAAATACCCGGCTATCCAGATAATCAAAGGTTGCCCAGAATTGCTGCACGATTGGATGTTCTTCATTGAGCGATTCCTGGCGGGTTTCGGCCATGGTAATGATGGCTCGGTGGATGTTGGAAAGGGTGATATCGGTCACAGGCACAACCAGCGAGAGACAATCGGCAAAGGCCATGATTTTGGCGTGGTTCTCGATGATCCGCTGCAGTTTGATTTTGGGGTTGCTCTGCAAGGCTACGCGGTGTTTGCCGAATTGTTCGTTGAACTTCTTCAAGATGGCGTCGGCTCGTTGTACGCTGTGTAGCAGGAATCCGGACACGTCCATGACCGGCAGCATGTTGAGCCTGTCTGAGGCGTGTTTACCTTCAATGGAGTGATGCGATCGGTCGAATTGTAGATGTGTGATACGGCTCATAATGGCTTCTGAGGCGACAACTGGGACGTTCTGGACGATCATCAGACCCGCTTTAAAGACGGGCTTTTTGGTGCTGTTGTCTTGGGATTTAACGCCGGTTACGCGGCCGAATTCGCCGTCGAACAGGTCTTTTTGTTCATCCCAATTAAACGCTTTCATGTGCCGGTCTTCTGCGACCTTTTCATTGTCGGTTTCATTAAAAACCACGGGCAGGTTGGAGACTTCGGCCATTTTGCGGGTGCGTCCGGCCAGTGTTGAGCTGTTGGGGTTGAAGGATTCTCCCTCGCGGCCGAGCAGTTTCCATAGGAAATCAACCATGTCCGATTTACCGGAACCGGCTTCGCCAACCACTTCAAAAAACGGATAGCTGCGGTGTTGTTGCCGGATCTGTTCGACGACCAGACAACCTAGCCACCAACTCAATGCGACCATGCCGCCGGTACCGAACGCAGCTTGGTAATCGGGGAGCCAGTCGGCGACCGGTTGGGTGTTGAGTTTTTGTTTAATGTCCACGGTGGTTTTGATACCGGTTTTTTTGAGTTGGAAAAAGGATTCTTTGTTCAGTTTGATGATTTGGCCGTTTTCGACGGCGTAATCGAGGTAGACGTAAGCGCCGGTGGTGCGGTCGTAGCCTACGTAGTCCAGGGTTTTTACTATTTTTGGGATGCGCCCCATCCAGTCTTTATACATATAATCGAGCTCTTTGGTTGATCCGGTGAACAGGGCCGACGGGGTTTGATGCATGACCGACTTTTTAAAGTCGCCGCTGCCGCCGAAGGTTTTTCCGCCGAACGGCAGTTGCGCTTCGGCGGCGTTGTTGCTGAATTTAAGGCGAAAGAAATACTGGCCGTCTTCGCCGTTGTCTGGCTTTTGAAAGTAGAGAAAGTCCATTTTGAAGGTGGCGATTTCTTTGATTTTGCTGGCGTGGTTGAAGGCTATTTTTTCGGCTTTTAATGGGTCGTTTTCGTGTTCTTTGGTGACGGCTTTTTCATATTCGGTTGGATCGATGCTGAATGAATAGGTACTGTTGCCGAAGGTGAACACAAAAAAGGTCTTTTTCTGGTTGAATTCCCACATGGTTCTGGCTTTTTCATAATAGTTTTTCGCCAGTTCCAGCCGCCCCAGATGACGGTAGCGGATCATGTCCTCGTCGGTCAGTTTTTGGGCTTTGTACAGGTCGTTCCAGTCTTGCTTTTCTTCGTGTTCGCTGGAGATTGCCGCGCCCAGGTTTTCGCCCATGTCTCGCAGTTTTTGGGCGTGTTTTTGCAGGCAACGGCGGCCGGTGGTGTCGCTGTCGATAGCGATGATCCACTTTACCTTTTTCTTTAGGTGCGGTTTGATCGCTTCGCTGGGGAAGGTGCCGGCCGACATAATTGCAACAGCTTTAAAGCCAGCCAGGTTTAAGGCAATAGCATCGAGTATGCCTTCGCACCAGTAGATATCGTCTTTTTCTTCGATGTTAAAGCCGGGCGGTTGCCACCACAGGCCTTTGAAGCTGCCTTTGAAGTTTTTGTTGCGGGTTTCTTTACTGCCGTCTTTTGGATCAGTGATGGTGACGTCATCGATCAGGCGCTCCCACATGGCGGTTTTGGCATCGTCCAGGTAAAAGCGCACGGTGGCCGTGCCTTTGTCGCCGTGCGAATTCCAGTATTTGCCTTGTTCGTACCAGCCTTTGAGTTGGGCCGGGTTAAAGCCGCGAATCAGCGATAGGTAGACGTCTGCGGTTTGGTTGGGGATCTCCTTGGTTGCCGGGTATTTTTTGTTCAGGTCTTCGAACAGGTCGGGGAACAGTTCTTTGCTCGTCGCCTGCCAGGTGCAGTTGTTGGTGCGGTTACATTGCACCATGCCGGGCTTGGCCGCCCAGGTCCATAAGGTTTTTTTGCCACACGCGGGGCAAACGCCTTCGCGCAGGTGTTCGCCGACGGCTTTAAACCTGAATTCCTGGATCAGGCGGTTGATGATTTGTGGGTTTAGGTCGATTAACATTATTCAACTGATCCTGTCATGTCCTTATAGGCTGCCCAACGCACGGCTGCGAGTTGCTGGGTAGTCGGTTCTTTGACGTAATTAAGCCGTTTGACGACGAGGTTGATAAAGCGCTCTAAGTGGCTTTGGTTGTGCTGCGGCCAATGTTGACGCAACCAGCCTTTGTCACTCATCGCTAGATAACTCATCGCCGCTCTCCTTCGCCAGTATTTGTTTGATCTCAAGCACTAAGGCATACAGATCATTGTCACTCCAACCCGGGATCATGCGGATGTGCAGGATCTGATGGAACAGGCGAAAGCCTTCGGCATCAAGACGGTGCATATGGCCCAAGGTGAGATTAAAGGGAGAGCCTACATAATAGGCACTGATCATGGCGGCGGCGAGGTACTCTCCTGACCAACCGCCATCACGGACACGACGTAATAGGGTGTCATGTTCAAGCGGCATGGGGTTTATGCCGCGCTCTTGGGTTTGACGGTCTATCAGTTGTTCCAGGCGTAGAGTTGTTCGCTCTTGGCGCTCTTTGATGGTGATGGGTTGGACTGGGTTCATGCTGCACCTTCTTCCAATGATTTTGGTATGTATTGTGATTGACCGACATACTGTTTTCTGCACACGGAGCAGATGTAAATACCGCGCTGGCTTTTTTCAAAACGTTTTCCCGTTGATGAAATGCACACGGTTATATTTACAACGTTTTTCTTGAATTCGTATTTATGACGTTTGCATTGGGTGCCATTCATTTTTCACCCGCCTGAGATGCAGCTTTTGCCGCTTGGTACTCGCTGCCTAATATCTCAATTACATTAGGACCTAATACCAAGTCGGTATCTATAAAAACAACGTTTTCATGAATAAAGAATCCCATGTCTGATAACGAGACACTATGCCAGTTAGTCCCAATACTTTCGTAAAACCTATCTAATATTTGCGGTCTCATTGTCGGATAGTTGCCTTGCCATTTAACCATGAATTCAGCATGACTAACTTTTTCAGCATCGGTCATTTTAGGCACTCTTAAGCGCGGATATTGAGTCCCATTTTTCCGATCTGGTTTGAACCAAAATCTATAGTCTTTCGGCGGATTAAATATTAATCCACCAAAACAGAAATCATGGTTCGAGAAGTAACATATCGCTTTTTCTGCTCCGAATAGTTCTGAAAACTTATTAGCTTTTTCATAAAGATGTGTTACGCCTTGAAAGTATTTTGATATGGCTTCCTGCACTGACGAATCATCTGTTTTATAAAAGCTCATGACCGCGCTCCTTTTTTTATTGCGTAGCGTTTCCATTGTTGCCACAGCGCTTCAAATTCTCGCGCGCCGTTGTCAATGAATTCATGGGGTTCTCGACACAATTCTTTTCTGCAGCGGATAACGACCAGGGCGGCGCTGTACAGTTTATCGTCAAGGCCGCATAGGTCGGTTATGTCAAAATTAAATGCGTAGGAATTGTAGGCATTCAATAATAGCCGAGCGCAGGACCGGGAGCCGCCGCAATCTTTTACGGCTATTTTCATCAGGCTGGCGACGGCGTCGGCATAGTGTTGCGGGGTTAGTTTGGGCAGTAGGTGGGTGGCGGTCATGATTGCACTTCCTTTTTCTGGACGGCTTGGAATGCTGCTTTTGCCGATTGGTACTCGCTGCCCACTATTTCGATGACGTGATCCCCGAGAGTTATGTTGGTCTCAATGTAAACAAACCCCTGATGCTCGAAAAATACCAATCCGGATAAAAACACCATACCCCAGTCAGTACCCAAACTTTTAAAAATGTCGCGTTTTTGCGGTTTTGTTTTGGGGTATGTATCCGACCATTGTTGCAGTAATTGCGTATGTTGCTGCTTTTCTTCCGGGGTCATTTTCGGCACTTTGGAGCGGGGGGATTGGGTGCCGCTTCTCCTATCCGGTTTAGTCCAAAAACGGCTGTCTTTGGGCGGTTCGAATATCAAGCCGGTAAATCTGTTATCGTCCATTGAATACTCAAAAATGGCGTTCGTAGCGGCAAATGAATCGCGAAACGCCAAACCGTCATCTCTCATTTGATTAAGCTGTTGCCGATGCTGTGCTGTTTCGGTCAATACGGCTGGATTATTGGTTTTGTAAAAAAGACTCATGATTGCACCGCCATTGCAACGGGTTTGGCGTCTGTTATCTGTGCGTTGCAAACCGGCGCTTTAGATTCATTGTCGGTTATTTCTCCCTGATGAGTCTCTGATGGGGTCAAGCCTAATATTTGGCCCAGTTGCAGAACTTCGTCTTGATACGCTTTTATAAATCTGGATATTTTGCCAGCTGAAAATAGCAACAAAATGCCATCGAGTTTTGATATTGCGTCATGATAGGATTTATCTATGTCGGGGCAATTGGTCGAATTAAAAAAATCGCGTCTGAAATCAGTCACTACATCTGACACTACGATTCTGATCCTGCGTTCTGGTATGTTCATGGTTTTCTCTCCTCAAATTTCTTTAATCCGGCCTCCAAGTAGCGGTGACAGTCTGCGACTGTAAACCGCTCGGTGGCGCCCAATTGTTTCTTTAATGCATCGATGTTGGTATCGGTTTGCAGCATCGTTGCCAGTTCAGGTTCGGCGGTTTTTATGCCCAGCCAGAGCATTTGCCGCTGGCCGTTGGTCAGGGTGCGCGGATCTATCATCCGCTCCTGTTTGCCGACGTTGACGAATGGCGGGATGATCCGTTTGTCGTTATCGCTCATGGTCAATGCACTTGAACAGGGGCATGGCCGGTGCTGGCGGCCATCAATAAGTTAACCGGGATTAACTCCCGTTGTTGTCCCGGCCCGATAACTATGGCGACGTGATCGGCGGTGGAGTTTTCGACGTCGATATGCCATTTTGCGGTTCCGGTTTCGTGGCGCTGCACCATGCTAATGACGAGGTTTTTTATCTGGTCATAGGTAAAAAAGTGGTCTTCCAGTTCGGATAGTTTCAGCGTGGTCAGGTCGATAAACCGGCTACGTTGTGTGGGTAGGTACGCGTCGGCGTCGATCTGGATGCGCGTCTCGATTAACATCAGTATCTGCGCCATTTTTGGGATGATTGGGTAAGTTTTTTCAGGTTGTTTTTGCATGATGTTTATCTCTCTCTATTGTTGGCGGTGTAAGCGCACCAGTCTAACGACGGATGTGCGGGTTTTTGGCGGTCTGCGCATGTCGGTTTGCGGAAACAGGGTGTTGCATAGGATCAGCAGCAATATTATTTTCAGGACGTGGTGGTTGCTGGTGTTGCTCAGGGTTATTTCTACGTAGCCTAGTTCCCGTGCGATGAGTACGATCTCGCTGGAGCCTCGGGCGTCGAGTTTGTAGGCGATGTTTTCGATGTGTTTGCCGATGGTGCGCGGCGACCGGAATAGGCGCACGGCTATTTCTGTGCTGAACAGGCCTTCGCACATGTAGCGCAATACTTGGGCTTCTTTGTCGGTCAAGGGGCCTTTGTCGATGATCTGTGCATGTATCCGCTGCATTTTCTGCGTCCTGATTTAATTTTCGGCTTAATTAGCGTCTTTTTCATCGAGCAAATCGACCTGGTAGTTCAGTCCATGCTGGTCGGCCATATCCTTTAACATGCCTGACATCAGGGAGCGGTCATTCTGGTTTTCGGTTTTGTTTTTCTCACGAATAACGGATGTCATGCGGACGTAGCCTTTTTCTTTGGCGTCCTGGCTGGATAGGTGCCGTCTGTTGATGGCGACGCCGGTGGTTTCGTAGTCGTATAGGGCGTCAGCCCATTCTTCATGCAAGGACAATAGGTATTCGGCTGAACTTTCGTTACCTCTGCCACGTACATGACCAATGCTGATTCTTGCGATATACATTTGAACCCGTCTTAAACGGATAAAAACAGTGTCTTTTTGTGTTTCGTCGCTGCAAAAATTGGCAATTATTGGGCTATTTTCCGAATCATGATTCGGTAAAACATCGTTTTTTAGGTCATATTTGCACGGCGCTTGCACGATTTTTCCGTCTTCCAGCAGCAAGGTGCCGTAAAAAAGCACGGAATCATCATCTAATAGACCTCGTTTTTGCCCCCGCCAGTCCAGTCCGATTTGATCTATCAGCGGGCGCATGGAGATGTATTGCGTGTCGCCCATGGTGTAGGTGATATGCGGTCTGTTATCAAAATTCATAATGCCGGTCATGGTGAATTTGTTCATTTTTGTTTCTCCTCAGTTCTATTTTCTTGTTTCGGAAGCACCTTTTTTTAGGTGTTTAAGCGTATTTTTTTGGGTGTGTTCGGCGGTGATAATGTAAAAAAATCCCCCTCTTTTTGGGAGGGGGTTGCCAAGAATCGGCAAGTAGAGAGCCTTTAGGTCAGGTTTTTAGGGTTACTGTTTAACGATCTCGTTATTGACGATCTTCAAGCCGTACATGGCTTCTAGCCCGGTATTAAAGACACGGCGGTAAAACGCGCTGGGGAATTCGTTGCTTAGGGCGGCTTTCTCATCGGCAAACGCCTTAACTTCAGAGCTATGACGAATGTTCATCATTACTTTTTTTGGGTTGTTTTCTGAGGTTGGCATAATGTTTCCTTGTATAATCAAAAGTGTTTTTATTAGGTGTTTAAGAACTTATGGCTAATGTAACTGCTAAAAAAAGGCGTGTAAATAAAAAGTCACCCGAAATAAGCAGATTTATTCTGTTTAAGGAGCGGACCGGTATTCATGTTGCTGATATTGCAAAAGAAACAGACACGTCAGAACGAACAATAAATAATTTTATTTGGCGAGACGAGCCCATCGGTGGGCATCTGTTGCGGCAATTACATGAGAAATATCATGTTTCGCTGGATTGGTTGTTAGCCGGAGTAGGGGAAATGCTGTTGGATCAGATGAATCAAGCCGGTGAACCGAAGACCTCCTATACAGTGACGCTGGGCGACAATGCCCGCGCTCAACGCATGTGTTTGTTTATCAAGCAATTCATGGAATCGGCAACGCTCGAGGAGCAAATCAAACTGGAGATGAGTTTTAAGAGCTCTATTCCGCAATATCAGCAGTTCCTGGAGGATCACTATGACGAATGAGCAAATTTTCGAGCAATTTAACGCTATCCCTGCGCCCTTTAGAATGCTGTGCGTTGATGCGGCGGCGGTGGGTTGTTATCTCTATCAACAGGGGCATGAGGAAGCGGGAAGGAAGCTGTTGCGCACGGCTATTATCACGGGCTGTCTGGAGTTGGATTTAATTCCGGCGCTGCTTGAAAATCTGCCGAATAGTCTGGATGCGCTGGCAATGCATGCCGAGATCAGGGCGCTGATAAAAAAAATTTCCGGTTAGGCCCTCGGAAAACCGTAACATCTGTGACACGTTTTAAAGACGCTTGTTTTTGTTTTTTATAATCAAGCGGATACGGTGGGTTCTTGAGAATGGTTTTACTGTGACATTTCCGTGACATGGCGTTACACAGTATTTGCTTATATACGCCGCGCGGCTTTATCAGCGTGGGCTGTGGCGTTTTTTTAAGGGTGTGACATTTTGTGACAAAACCGTGACTTTAAAGCGTGACAATGTTACGCCGATGTCACGGCTTTGTTACGGTAAAAGTGTCTTTCAATATCCTATGTAACCTTATGTTTATATTTATATTTATTATGTTTATTTATTTTATGTCACGTTTGTTACGCTTTTCCGAGGGCCTTTTCAAAAAAAAATTACTCCGCCACACGCGTGCGTGTACATGCGCGTGAGGACTAACTAAGTGGCTGTAAAGGCAACAAAAACAGGTAAATGGCTGGTCGAGGTCGATCGGAAGGGAATTCCGCGAGTACGAAAGTCGTTTGATGTCAAGTTAGAGGCCGAAATCTTTGAGCGCGAGTATTTGGCTACGCATCTGGCCAGGAAGAATTCGTCGACAGATCCTCGTACGCTGAGGGAGGTCGTTGAGTTATGGTTTCGGTACCACGGCATCAATCTGTCTAACAGTGATCGGTGTCATCGAGTTTTGCTGGATATGGCTGTTGCCCTGGGTAATCCACGGGCGGATAGGCTGACCGCTGAGCAATTTGTGAATTATCGGTTTAAGAAGCTCGATTCAGGGATTAGTAGTAAGACGTTTAACAATCATCATGGCTATTTATCAGCGGTGTATAACAAGTTGCGCAAGCTGAAGGTGATCGATTATGAAAATCCCATTGCCGATGTGGATTTCATTAAGATCCAGGAGCGCCAGCTGTCGTATCTGTCGATCGATCAGATCAAGTTGTTGTTGGATACTATTAAGGGTGGCTGTATCAACCAGTCGACCTGGTATGTTGCCCAGCTGTGTTTGAGAACCGGAGCACGTTGGGGCGAGGCTGAGCATCTGCGGTTTAAGCAGCTGCACAATGCGAGGGTGACGTATGAGTTTACTAAGTCGAAACGTACTCGCACTATCCCGCTGGATGATTTGTTTTATCAGGATTTGATTCGGTTTGCCGGTTATAAAAATCCGGATGACAGGGTGTTTACTAACTGCATTGGGGCGTTTCGTCGGGCTGTGACCAGGGCGGAGATTGAGCTGCAAAAGGGGCAGAATACTCATATCCTGCGGCACTCGTTTGCAAGCCACTTTATTATGAACGGCGGGAATATTCTGTCGCTGCAGAGGATTTTGGGGCACGCTGATATTACGATGACGATGCGCTATGCTCATCTGGCTCCGGATCATTTGATGGACGCTATCCGGCTGAACCCGGTGGCCTAATTTGTTCAATTCCCTATTTAGGAATTGAACCCGCGTCGCAATTTAGGAATCAATACACTGGTGGTAAAGTGGCGGTCGATGCCGCCATAAATCGCCAATAACCGCCATTGAAATAGATTGGTAATTATTTAAGATATTGAAACAAAAGGTTTAAATTTTTTATGTTGAGGCGGGCCGAGTTTTCAATTCCCCCCGCCTCCACCAAATACTAAACCAAATAGAAACCCGCAAGCCGAGAGGCTTAGCGGGTTTTTTATTGCCCTGAAAAGCGTAGC